AGAAATAGAAGTAGGTTTAATTGAAAAACAAATGCAAATCGAACAACAAGTTCAAGAAGGTGAAGTAATTCCAGAACGAGCAAGATTAATGATTGACAATTCTCAAAAGATGGCTGCTCAAGCAATACGAGAAAAAGAAATGGAATTAATATCTCAAGCTAGAGATGAAGCTACTATTATTAAAGAACAAGTAATGAGTGAAGCATCTTATAAAAAGTTTGAAGCAGATAAAAACTTTTCTAAAAACATTGTTGATTCTGTAGAGTTTTATGAAAATAGAATTGTAAAGACTGTAAGCGTAGGAGATGATACATTCTTATATGAAACTATTATTCCTATAAGTGAATATCCTATTGTGCCTATTTCTTATATGTATACAGGAACTCCGTATCCAATGAGTGCAGTAACTCCACTTATAGGTAAACAACAAGAAATAAATAAAGCACATCAAATAATGCTTCACAATGCAAACTTATCTTCCAATCTTAGATGGATGTATGAAGAAGGTTCGGTCCCTGAAGATGAGTGGGAAAAGTATTCATCAGCGCCTGGAGCATTGTTAAAATACAGAAGTGGATTCTCTCCACCTACTCCAATACAACCAGCTCCAATTAATAATGCATTCTTTACTGTTGTACAACAAGGTAAATCAGATGCAGAATATATTAGTGGTGTACCTAGTGCAATGATGGGATTTTCTCAAGACCAAGCAGAAACATATCGAGGATTACTTGCTAACGATGAGTTTGGTACTCGAAGATTAAAAGCATGGATGAATAGTATAGTAGAACCATCGCTTGAACATTTAGGTAGAGTATTTAAAATGATGGCTCAAAAACATTATACAATTGAAAAAGTATTTAGAATCGTGCAACCTATGGCAGGTAACGATGAAGAAAAAGAAGTAAGAATAAATGTAAATCTATATAATGATTATGGTAAAGCTATTGGTAAATATAAAGATTATGCATCTGCAAGATTTGATATAAGAATAATCGCAGGCGCAACATTACCATTAAATAGATGGGCATTATTAGAAGAGTATTTTAGATGGTATCAATCTGGATTAATTGATGATATTGCAATGTTAGCTGAAACAGACATTAGAAACAAAGATAAAATTGTAGAAAGAAAATCTCAATTATCTCAAATGCAAAGTCAATTACAATCTATACAAGGATTAATAAAAGACAAAGATGGTACAATAGAAACACTACAACGTCAATTAGTACAAGCAGGTATTAAGATGAAAGTAGGAGACGCTAACAATGAAATACGAAAAGATGTTCTTGAAACTGAATCACAACAAAAACTTCTAAGAGGAATGTTAAAAGTTGAGTTTCAGAAAATGAGAGACGAAATGAAAAACGACATGGAATCTAGTAAGCAAGACGTTGCTCAAAACGAGCAATCTTAGTTATTGCATTTTAGATTTTATAGTTGCTAAATTAAAATAACCTAAAAATAGGAGATAGTATGTCAGAACAAGTAGGTAACGCTCAAGTAGCCCCCGAAAGTACAAACGTACAAGATGCAGTTATGAGCAGCTCAAGTGATTTTTTTGAATCATTAGATAGAGAAGTTAATGGCGGCATATTAGACGAACAACAACAACCAACCTCGGTACAAAGCGGTAACACGCAGTCGAGCCCCAATGTAGAAGTTCAATCGCAAGATGACAATGAAGTCTTGCAAAAGCGATATAGCGATTCAAGTAGAGAGGCTAAAAGACTCAATGGTAAACTAAAAGAAATTGAGCCTTATATGCCTATTCTAGACGCTATGCGTGAAGACCCTAATTTAATTTCTCATGTAAGGAATTATTTTGAGGGTGGAGGTCAGGCCCCACAATCAATGAATCAACAACTAAATCTTGATGAAGATTTTGTTTTTGACCCTGATGAAGCATTTCAAAAACCTGATTCCGATTCTGCAAAAGTAATGGGTGCTACAATCGATGGTATTGTACAGCGTCGTTTAAATAATACACTACAAGCTCAAAAAAGCGAAAATGCAAAAATGGCTAAAGAAGCTCAATTCAAACAAAAGATGAATATGTCTGATGAAGAATGGAGTACATTTACTGAATTTGCTAAAAGTAAGTCTTTAGAACTTGAAGATATATATTACTTAATGAATCGTAAGAACAGAGATAGTGAAATTGCTGATTCAACGAGACAAGAAATTCATGACAAGATGAGAGAAGTACAATCTCAACCTAGCACACTTGCAACACAAGGTAGTGTTTCTGTTGAAAAAAGTACAGACGATAATGTTTTTGATTCAATTTTGGGTACTGATAGCGAACTAGAAAAGGCTTTCAGTATATAAAATTATATTGTTAGCCATTAACTCAAACTAAAGAGGTACTAAAATGGCTGATGTATTCGGCATGGAAACATACGGAAGTTCTCCTGATGCAGGGCATAGCGGAAGCGATATACCTAGCACAGGCGACCTTAGACGTAGGTACAATTTTGGAGATAGAGTTTCTGAACTTTCAATAGCTCAAGACCCTTTTTTCAGATTTGTATCGCAAGTAGCAAAAAAACCAACAGATGACCCTCAGTTCAAATTTACTGAACAAAGAGGTTCATATCACAAACGATACGCTTATGTATCAAACCACGGAACTAGCGCTCCATCTGCTTTAGCAGGAACAGATGCAACTGTTACTCAAAGCAATGTAGATGCTGGAGATGTATATTATTTCTGTATGATTGGTGATTATAAATCAGCAGGTAATATTCAAACTATCCATGGTCAATCAGCAACTGATGTATTACCAGGTTCTTCTGGTTCTCAACCTCAGTTCTTTCTTCCAAATTCTGTAATAAAAGTTCCTTATATTATCGCTGGTTCTGATAATTTTAATGATTCTGAAACTGCAAGTAATTGGGATGATTCAGGTGGAACAACTAATGTAGCAACTACTCCAGACGATTATCTTTTAGCTAAGATATTATCTGTAGACTTAGTTTCTGTATCAAATGCTGTTATTTTAAAAACAGAAATAGTAAGTAAAGGTTCTATGGATACTACAGATGCTGAATTAACATCTTTCTATAAAGCTGGAGATGCATTAGATGGTGTAGATATTTCAGGTAAATCAATTTCTGATTATCTTGAAAAGAAAAGAAGCTACGTTGTCGGTTCTGCTCATTCACAAGGTTCTGGATACCCAGAGTCTTGGAAAGACCAACCTTACTCAAGCGCTGTTGGATTAACTCAAATCTTTAAAACTGCAATGGCAATGGATAATACTACAAGAGCAACTGTTCTTAAGTATGAACCAAATGAATTTGCAAGAATTTGGAGAACAAAGTTAATTGAACATAAGTATGATATTGAACAAGCGTTATTGTTTGGTTCTCAAGTAGTTGATTCTTCTGGAGCTCAATATACTGAAGGCGCTCTTAGTTTTATTACTAGTTATGGTAATATCTTTGATGGCTCTGGTATTGGTGGAACTGGAACAAAGTCTCAAGATGACTTTCTTGATGATATGTCTCAATTCTTAGACCCAAGATACAACAATGCAAGTGCAACTCTATTTATGTGTTCTACTGAAACATACAATTGGATGCATAAACTAAGTGGATACTTTTCAGCTAATGTTTCTAAAGTTAGTGATGGAACTAATTCTCTTGGTCGTGCAGACTTTAGTATTGCAGGTAAAAAGCAAGTATATGGCTTAGACGTTACTCAAGTAATGACTCCTTATGGTTCAATGAATCTTGTTCGCAATATTCACTTGGATGGAACTGGAGTTAAAATACTTGGTATCAATATGACTCAATGTAATTACAGACCTTTAGTTGGTAATGGATTGAATCGTGATACAGCAGTATACGTTGGAGTTCAGACTCTTGAAAATAGTGGTGTTGACCGCAGGGTTGATTTAATTCAAACAGAAGCTGGGATGGAATGGCGTATGCCTGAAGCCCATGCTGTCTGGAAATAGGAGGTAAATCATGGCAAATCCATTATACGGACAAAATAAAGCTGATGGAAACATTGGATGGTTGCAAAATAGCTCTATCAAAGACCACGGAACTTTAGGTGATAACTTAGTTCTTGTGGCTAGAGATATGGTTGAATCATGCGCTCATCAATGTGACCCAGCTGCAGCTAGGGATATTACTACTCCTACAGCTGCTCAAATAGTCGCAGCGATGAAAGTTAAAGCTAGTGATAGTAAATGTGTTGATGGAGATACTTTTCAGTTTTCTTTCATTAATGCTGGTACAGCTGGTGCAGACGAAACTTGCACAATGGTTGCAGGTTCAGGCGTAACTCTTGTAGGAGCTCCTGAAATCGAAAACCCTTCTAATGTTCATGATGCATTTAGTTCTGGTTCAGGATTATTTGCTGTTCATGTTACAAAAGCAAAATCAGGAAGCGAAGCTGTTTCTTTAATTAGATTGGCGTAACGACTAAGTAAACAATATGTGGGGGATTTCGGTCCCCCATGTATAGGAAATAAAATATGGCAACATCAACAATAGCACTTGAAATACAAGATATAACAGGAGTAACAACTGCTGATGCAGACTTTATTGTATCTGCACAAAAATTTGTAGTAGCAAATGTTCCTAATAATTTATTAAAGTGGGCTTCTACTTTTACAAATCCTAGTAGTGATGGTGGAAATGCTAGTGGAAATATTGTAGTACCGATTGCTACAGATAGTATATTAAGTGTATCAAGAAATGGATTTGAAGCAAGAGAAGTATCAAGAGAAGATGCTCCTTTTATAGAAGCAAGTTCTGGAAGTTTAAAAGTAGCAACATCTAAATTTCCTAAGTATTATTTTGATAATGCAGTTACAGATAAAGGTTCTGTGATAATAGTTAAACCCACTCCCACTGATTCTGAAACAGCAAAAGCATTATACATAGACCACACTAAAGTCGATGATGACTCTGATTTAAGAAATATAGTTATTAATTATGCTTGTTTTAAAGAGTTTGCAAAATTAATGATGGCAGATGCTAGACAAGGAGATTTTAGTGCTAATAGTAGTAATATGGGAACAGAACATTGGATACGAGCAGAAGAAGATAGTGAAATGTTAATGGCAAGGATTCAAACAATACAAGCTCAATTAGGAGAACGTACACACTTTGGTCAAATGTCTCAACAACATTATAACTTAGCATTAGCAGAAATAAAATCTTATATAGAAAATAATCCTAAAACATTAGCAACTGCGATGGCAATGCAAGGAGCAAGATAATGACAGTCTTAGAATTAATGGAAAGAGCAGGTATTCAAAATGAAACACTTGCAATTGCATATATAAAAGATGCTCTTCATTTAATACAAAGTAATACAAAAGAAAAAATTAAAGTAAGTAAGCAAGATGTTTTAAATGCATCTGATAGTGATGATAATGTTTATAGATTACCTGCTGATTTAATTGCAATAGAAAATATAAGTATCTTAGATACTAGTGATAGTAGGTATAAAAGAATTAAAAGAATATCTAGTCAACCTCATTACTTACTTGAGGATACATCACCATGAGTAGTTATGTAGATAAAGAATTTTTTTACTACTTAAGAGGTAGAGAACTTTTACTTTATAAATTATTAGGAAGTAGAAATAGAACTAGAATAACTCAAACTGGCATTCTTCAATCTTATCATAATGAATTAATGTATCCAGATGAAGATATTGAAAATGGATTAAGAATAGAGTATACTGCATTAAATGAACCATTTGTTGCAGAAGCAATAGAAGATACTTCATCTAAAGTTTCTGGTATTACGATAGCATTTGTAATTGGTGGTGCTGGACAACCTGATACAATTACGGATAGTGCAAGTGGATTTAATTTTGCAGATGGAGATAAAATAAGAGTCCAAGGTTCTACTAGTAATGATGGTGATTATACATTAAATGGCACTGCTAATTCTGGTACACTAAGTGTAGCAATTGGAGCATTTACAGCAGAAACAGCAGGTCAAAGAATTACTATAACACAAATACCAAAAGAAGTAGCATCTCCTGATAGTACATCTAGTATTAATCTTAATAAGATGTTATGTTTAGCAGTAGTGGATTATGTAAAAGCAATGATTCATGAAGAAAGAGGCGAAATAGATAAAAAAGAATACTACATAAAAGAATTTTATAGTAAATTAGCAGACAATGAAAGCAATAAGAGAATAATATCTTCTGCTTTCCCAATCTCTCCTTTTGCGGTGAGATAAAAATTAATTGCCTTAGTGGCGGTGGAGGTGGATAAATAGGAGTAAGTTATGGCAGATAATTTACGAAAGTTCACGACTCAAGAGGTCCTAAATAAAGTATACACAGATTCCTCTGGTATAACAATAGGATTAAACTCACAATCTTCAAAAGAAACATTAAACGCAGTATTAGATAGTTCTAATAATAGGTTACAAGTAGCAATGGCAGGTGGTACAATATCTGGTGACGTTACTATAGGTGGTGACTTAACTGTAACTGGTAGTACTGCAATAACAACTAACGAAGTTATTCAAGGCACATCAATAATAGATGTGACTAATACTGAGGCGTTCCTAGTTAGAAAAAATTCTGATGCTGGTGATATATTGATAGTAGACACCACTAATAATCAAATAGAGATGTATAATCAAGTTGGTATTAACACAACGCCCTTGAAACCTTTGCACATTAAAGTAAATAATAACGATACTGACCCTCACTTTTTTATTGAAAATGCTCATAACAGCGGTCGTTCTCATATGAGATTTTATAATAGTAATAGAAGCACTTCTTGGGCAATTGGTCAAGATAGTAATGATACTTTTGTAATTGCAAATAGTGCTAGTATTAGTGCTAATGAAAGTTTAGTTCTTGATTCCAACTCTCGCATTAGTCTTAGTAATAATGATAATAATTCTAATAACACAGTTTTTGGTAAATCTGCTTTTAATGATAGTAGTAATGATGCATCAGATAAAAATGTTGTTATAGGTGAATTAGCAATGGGTACTGGTTCTATTGGGGGAGCAACTAGAAATGTTGCTATAGGCTATAGTGCATTTACAGATGCTACTTCAGGAACTAATAATGTTGCTATAGGTCATAATTCAGCGTTAAATCTTACGAATGGAAATGGTAATGTAGTTATTGGTCGTGAAGCATTTCAAACATCTACTGGTGGAGAAAATTGCGTTGTAATTGGAACTAATGCTATGCAAAGTGCAAATCATTCATCTAATGATGGAAGTGTTGCTGTTGGTAAATTAGCTTTATCTGCTAAAAATTTATCTAGTGGCGGTCAATTTACAGGAGCAACAACAGCAATAGGTTATAAAGCTCTTACTGCACTTACTTCAGGAGCAAGAAATACAGCCATTGGTTATACAGCTGGTTCTGAAGAAGTAGCTGGAAATGACAATACTATTTTAGGTTATGAAGCATTACACGATGGCGGTGGTCTTGCAAATCTATCAAATACTATAATTGGTTCTTATGCTGGAGATGGTGCTTGGGTAAACAATGCTTGTAGTTATAATACTGCTGTAGGTCAAGGAACTATGAGGGGAGCTATGGATGGGGCAAATTGGAATACAGCATTTGGATACCGAGCCTTAACTGCATTAACTACTGGAGATACAAATGTAGCTATAGGAAATGACGCTCTTTATTTATTAACAACTGGAATAAGTAATACAATTGTTGGTTCACAAGCAGGCGATGCTTTAACAATAGGTTCTAACAATATAGCTATTGGTAAAAATGCTTTAGGAGCGGAAGATGTTGGAAATGGTGCTGTGGCTATTGGTTGGGGTGCTTTGGCAGCTCAAAATTCGGATAGTGATAACGAAGTTACTCAAAATGTTGCAGTCGGACTTAATGCTGGTGCTTCAATAACAACAGCTCAGAATATTACTTTTATTGGTTCAGGTAGTGGCGAGCTAGCAAGTGGTAGCGGTGATACTGCGGTAGGTGCTTTATCTATGAAATTTTTAGGTAATGGAGGATATAATACTGCTATAGGAGATTCTGCTTTAAGAGGTGCATTATCAGGTGCTGGAAATCATACTGGTGCATATAATGTAGCTGTAGGTCGTCAAACATTAACTAATATAACAGATGGAGAGTATAATGTTGCTGTTGGTCATTTTGCTCTTAATACTTTAACAACCTCTGATAAAAATATAGGAATTGGTGCTGAAAGTTTAAGGTATTTAACAACTGGCGAGAATAATATTGCAATTGGTCATCATGCTATAAAAGTTCACACAACTGGTGCTAGAAATATGGCTATCGGTAACCATGCGATGGATGATACTGATGCTGGTTCAAACTCTCTAGGTTCTAATGATAATATGTTCATAGGTTATGATGCAGGTGGAGGAACTTGGGCAGACGTAGCCTCAACTAATAATATTGGTATTGGTAACTATACTATGGATGCTTCTATGAATGGAGCATTAAGAAACATTGCTCTTGGGTGGGCAGCTTTAACTTCTCTAACTCAAGGTGATGATGTTGTAGCATTAGGATTTTCTGCAGGTGCGTCTATAACTACTGGACATACGAGTGTGCTTATAGGTTCTAATACAGGAGATGCTTTAACTACAGGATATGCTAATACTGCAGTAGGATACAACGCTTTAACTACTGAAGATGCAGGACTTGGCTCGGTTGCAGTTGGATATCAAGCATTGCAAAATCAAAATGTTGATGGAGATAGTGGGAATGTTGCAGTCGGTTCTAATGCGGGTAATGCATCAACAACAGCACAACATAACACATATTTAGGATTTAGAGCAGGAGCAACTCACACAACTGGTGCTAGGAATATTGCTATTGGTTCTCAAGCAATGAATGATACAGATGCTGGTAGTAATTCTTTAGACTCTTATGATAATATATTTGTAGGCTATAACTCAGGCGGTGGAACTTGGGGAAATTCTGATAGAACAAGAGGTAATGTTGCTATTGGTAATTATACAATGGATGGGGCATTAGACGATGCTAGATATAATACAGCAGTTGGTCATAATGCTTTAAGTGCTTTAACTAGTGGAGACTCAAATGTTGCAATAGGTAAAGACTCATTTCGTGATTTAAGTAGTGGTTCAGCTAATGTAGCAATCGGACTTAGTGCAGGAATGCAACAAACATCTGGTTCAGGTAGTGTTAATATTGGGTATCTTGCTGGGTATGTAGATTCATCAAGTAATAATGTTATAATTGGTTCGGCGGCTTTTGATGCATCTAATAATTCAAGTTCAGGTAACAATGTTATTATTGGAAATGAAGCATCAAGAGGAATTAATAATGCAAATTCAACTGATAATGTTATCATTGGTCGTGGAGCTGGAACTGGGGGAACTGCTGAGTTTACTGAAAATATTGCGATTGGCTCTTATGCTTTAGATGCTACTGCTGGTAATGCAACTACTGGTATAATAGCAATAGGTCACTCTGCACTTGGTGCTTTGACTTCAGGTTCTGGTAACACAGCAATTGGGTATCAAGTTGGGCAAACACTTTCAACTGGTAATAACAATACTTTTTTAGGGTATCAAACTGGAAAAAGTGTAACTCATTCTAATAATGTAGCAATAGGAACTGTAGCTTTTGATACTGCTAGTTCAGCAGAAGATTCAGTAATAATTGGTTATTCTGCAGGAACAAACATTACTACAGGAGATGGAAATGTAGTACTTGGACACGAGGCATCAAGCACTTTAACAACTGGTTCAAGTAATACAACAATTGGAAAAGGTGCTAATGTAAGTGCTAGTGGAGCAACTGGTCAAATAGCTATTGGTACAAGTGTTGCTTGTACTGGTGACAATACAATAACTGTTGGTATTGGTGCTAATACAGCATCATTGGGATTAGATGGTTCAGATGAAAGTTGGGCAGCAGCTAGTTCAGATGAAAGATTAAAAGAAAATATTGAATCATCTTCTGCTGGATTAAATGTAATAAACGATTTAAGACCAGTTACTTATAATTGGAAAAAAGCTAAAGATGTGCAAAAAGATTTGCCACAATATAAAGACTCAGATGAGCCAGTATTAGGAACTGAATATGGTGAACAACTACACGGATTTATTGCTCAAGAAGTTAAAGAAGTAATAGATAATCACGATGAATTAAAAGATGGTTTTAAAATGTGGAAATTAAAAGATGATGGCACACAAACAGTTGCAAGTGGCAATTTAATTCCAATCTTAGTAAAGGCAGTTCAAGAGTTATCTGCAAGAGTAAAAGAATTAGAATCAAAGTAGATTTTAACTAACAAACAAAGGAGCTAAATAATGGCTAAAAAAGAAAAAGAACAAAAGCCTGTTTTAACTTTCGATGACAAAGAGTACGTAATCGAGGATATGACAGATGAACAAAAAGCATTGCTTAACCACATTAATGACTTACAGAATAAGATGAACTCAATGCAGTTTAACTTAGACCAGTTAAGTGTTGGTAAGGA